CTAATCATTATTATTAGTTTCTTCAATGCCGTTAAATAATTTTCTAAGATCACTGCTTTGCTCAAGCGATGTTGAATCGAACATATGAGTGTAATATTTTAATGTAGTAGCGGTTGTTTTATGACCAACACGTCTTGATACATATTTAAGATTAAAGCCTTGATCAAGTAGGTAGGATATATGAGTATGTCTAATCCCGTGAAAATTAATTATTTTGCTTGACCCTATTTCATTTAGCAATTTCTTTAATTGCTGATTGACTGATTGAGAAGTAGGAGTTTCTTTACGTCTGCTTCTAAAAACATAATTATAAGGATCAGTGTAATTAATTCTATTAAAGTATTCTTCCTGACCAATTTTGAGCTTTTTAAGTACATTAATGCAGTCACTACTAACATCGACATATCTAACACCGGCAGGTGTCTTGGTAGTTTTTTGATTACGAGTATCATTTTCGATGGCTTTATTGACACGAATTACTTTTTTATTAAAATTGATATCATTCCAAGTAAGCCCCGCGCATTCCTCATATCTCATTCCTGTTTGTGTTACTAAATATACTTCAGCTGATGATATATCATTAATAGAAGTATGCATTTTAGCAACTTCAATCAGTTTTATGTAATCATCAGGTTCAAGAAATTTTTCATCGGGGCTTTTTGATTCCTTACCGGCAACGATGGTTGTATTTCTAGTGAAGTCTGTATAGATTAATTGTTCAGCTATTGCATCTTCACACATTGATCTAAAGAAACTATTGTATTTGCTAACTGTTACTTTTGTACGAGTTTTACCAAACTCATTTAAAAAATGCTGATAGTCTGCTTTAGTAACATCAACCAGCCTCATGTTTGGAAAGTATTTTTTGATTACATCTATCGCAAAATAGTATCTATTAACTGTAGAATGTGATTTACCTTTAATGCGATATAATTCAACCCATTCTTTAAAGTAGTCAGAGAAGAGCATATCTTGCTTTGCTAAGTTAGCATGATTTGATTTTTGTAATTCAATTTTTCTTGCCGCTTCTTCACATTCTGTTTTACGAGTAAAACCGCCTTTAGTTTTATTTCTATATTTGCCAGTAGTAAGATCTTTATAGGAAACACGATATTCCCATTTTCCATTGCGTTTATGAATTGTTGCCATAATTACAATTTCCTTTCTTTCGTAAACTTGTTTTATAAGATTTGTCTTGTTTTGAGTATTTTTTATAGTTCTATTGACGAATATGAAGAAAATGTCAATTTATGGGGCACATATGTTCTTCTGACGTTAAAAATAAAAAGCCAATTAAGGCTTAAAAGAATAAAACTTTTACCAAGATTGCTGCCACGCAGGATGCAATTATAGTAATAACCACATTGATTTTATGATCTAAGTTATCAATTTTTGCATCTGTAACATCAGCGCGATGCTCAATTTTTCAACCAAAAGGTCCTTAGTATTATTAAGTTCGTTTTTAGTTGCGTATTTATTTCTCTTAATTGTAGTCATGCGAGAGCATGGCTTTTTATATATCCAAATTTCAAATAGTATTTTTAATATCCATATTGGTTAGAAGCACTACCATCAGGGTTTAAGGTACCATTTTCCATACCTTGTTGTGTTTGTTTCTCACCAAAGGTTTTCATATCATCTGGTGTACTTTGCAAGGCTTGTAATGGTGACATGCCTTGTTGCTCTTTGTATAGAGCAGGTGAGACACCATACTTATTAACAAATCCGGATAAAGTATTCTCATCATAGGAAATACCACTACTTGCTTGTTGTGTGTTTGGGGTATTCTGAGTAGCTTGCTGTTGGTTTTGCTGATTGTTAGCATTTGTATTTGATGTCTGTTGAGATTGATTAGAAGTCTGATTTTGAGCTTGTTGATTGGTGTTATTTTGTTGAGCGTCATTCTGATCAGTTGCTTGCTGATTATTGTTACTATCCTTTTTTTGATCAGATTTCTTAGGGGACTTCTTCTTAGTTGAAGAAGCCTTTTTCTTTTTGTCAGTTTTCTTCTTAGAAACTAGGGTAGTCTTATCCTTTTTTTCAGCAGAAGAACTGGCTGACTTGTTATTTGAACATGCTGCTAGCGAAAGGGTAGTAGCAATTAATAGAGCAGATGTGATAATACGTTTCATCTTGATATCCTCCATATCTTGATATTGTTAAAGTCCTAAAATTTGTTTCTTTTTGGCATCAAATTCGTCTTGGGTTAGGATTCCATCATCAAGAAGCTTTTTTAGTTTAGGCAGATCATCTAATGATGAGTCAGGTTGGATAGGGGCAACATTTGATGTATTTTCTCTAAGTGATTGTTTAAATTGTTCACTCGTTAATTTTATCGTGTCAGCCATTTTTATGGTATCAGCTTTAGTAATATTCTCAATGATTGATGTTTTTGCACCGTTTGTTATAGAGATAGAACCTAAAAGTAATCCTTTTTTGTATGAAACTCCGTTAATCATATCTAACGGAATTTCAGTTGAAGTAATTCCGTAAATTAGTCCCTTATCAATGAATAAGACACGTTTGTCCGTGCATATGCAAAGGACGGTGTTTCCATCTACAAGTCCGCTTGTTGCAAATTTAACTATCTCATCGTTAGATAGAATATTAGGCAAAGCACGAATTTCCTTTTTAGTCCCAAATGTATCGCTCACGCCGGCTTCAGACATTTGTCTAAGAATATCGTCTAATCTTTCATTTGAAGAATCCTTATTTATTCCCATGAGATTTTCTTTTTTCTCAATACCATCAATGTTGGATTTGTTATCTTTGATAAATATTTTAGGATCAATAATCTGCTTATTATATATGAATTCTTTTACTTGATTCGATGTCATTAATTGTGCAGCTGATAGTTCTTTAATACTCATATGCTTAAATCCAATTTTCTTTGCGCAATCACCGCACATTTTTTCGTTATTTTGTAAATTGTATTTGTTATCCATGAATTTAAATTGTTTTCCACAAATTGCACATTGCTTTTTTGCCATAATAGTTCCTCTTGTTAAAAATAATATAGTTTTCTTAAATAAATCGAGCCCACCAGTCATCTAATCCAAAACATTGGCATATTTGATAGTATCTTTTCCATTTTAGTATCTCATGTCCGGAAGACCGTAATTCCATCTCAAATCAGAATATGTATCAGGTAGTCGACCATGTTCCTCGATGTATAGATTGGTAACAACAGACATTGCAAATTCATCAGCTGAATTCTCTGATTTATTTTTAAATCTCACATTTGAAGAATAATATGCTGATAAACCATCTTGTTCGATTACATGACACAGCTCGTGAGCCAATACGAAGTATTTCTGAGTACTGTATCTAATCGTATTGGACATCATAATAATTGGTGTATCGCCGTAATATAAGGTTTCTGCAAGTGGTTTATCTGCCACTTCCTTCCAATATATTTGAACGTTCAATTCATCGGCCCAAGTAAATGGATCAAAAGTGTTATAGCGTTTACCGATATTGAAGACTAATTTATTTAGTTCCTTTGTTGCTGTCATCGGTATCGCTTCTTTCTTTCTTGCGTTGATCCCAAAAGATTTGAGTTAAAGCAATTTCTAATTTATCTTTTTGCTCTTTAGTTAATTCGTCACCATCATAGAAGGCACCTACTAGATTTCTGTCCAAGAAGGATTTTAAATCTACGGTGTCTTTTTTTGTTGCCCAAGTTGGATCAACATCATTTCCAAGCAAAAAATCTGTAGAAACATTAAATAGTTGAGCAATTTTTACAGTTGTATCATCGTCAGGCTCATTTCTACCATTTTCAATGTGAGAATAGTTCGCCCTTGTTATACCTAATTTATCTGCAACCTGCTGTTGAGTCATACCAGAAGTATCACGTAAATTTTTTAGTCTAATTGATTTCATATTTCACCTCAATGACTTTTATGAATTAATAATAACAATAACGGATACAAAAAGTATCGTATGATACAAAAAGTTTCAAAATACTATTGACGATACAAAAAGTATCGTGTATTATATTCCTTGTGATACAAAAAGTATCAAAAAGAAAGGAGAAGGTTATTTTGGAAAGAATGTTAAAACACTATAGAGTAGACAAAGATTTGACTCAAAATGATTTGGCTAAAAAAGTTGGCATAGCAACAATTACCATTAGAAAGATTGAGAACGGTCAGCGTAATCCAAGTAATAAAACCGCAAGAAAAATTAGTTTGACCTTGGGGCAAACAATGGATGAGATTTTTCCGGATATTTTTTTACTTTCTAATGATACAAAAAGTATCAAAAACAAAATGAAACATTAAGTATCAATACATTAAGAGTACAAAAAAGTCGATTTACAAATGAAGTCAGTTTTGTAAACCGGAGTTATCAAGGAGGTGATAACTGATGGGCGACATAAACATTGTTAAGGAAGTTTTAAACATGCAAAATCGTCAAAACTTCAATGATACCGATTTGGCTGCAATAGCAGGAACGTCAAAAACAACTGTTGGTAAATGGTTTAAAGGAACTCCAATCAAAGATGAATATTTAGTTAATCTATCTAATGCCATTGATGATACAAGATTTTCATTGGCGGTTAATTGCTACTTATTCAATCTACCGCCGGTTTTGTTAAATATTTCTAGTGAGTATAACCAAGAAACATCATCATTGCTGATAGGTACGCAGATTGAAGATTTGAATAGTGATAGTGCAATCGAAAATGCACTTAAGGAAATAAGCAAAAGCAATCCTGATGAGAATGTAATAAAGTTTGGAATATTTAAGATGATAAGAACAAGTTCAATTATGCAGGCATGTGCAGCAGCAATGTCACATAGATACCATATATCACTTAAACAAGTTGCATTAGGCGAAAGAGGGTGAAATAAATGCAAGAACCAGAGACTTTACCATTTGGTATTCCGGAAAAAGATGGATACGTACTGACTTGGGTACGAAAAGATAAACTGAAGGATTTGATCAGCAAGCCTGCTGAAGAGGGTATCGAATTTCTTCCTTGGGCATGTAAAATTGCTGGTTGTTCAGCCCCAACTTTAGTAAAGAAACTAGACAGATACCGTGACATCCTAGATATGGATAAGGGCGGGTGTGTTAGATATTCTACTGGTTCTGGTAGCCCTTGGAAGTTTTCAGCACCCGAATTTAAAGAATTTGTTTTAACACACAAAAAAGAGTTTATGAAATCGGAGGAAGTATAGATGCAAATAACAGCAGATTACATTGATTCAATGCTCGTTAAGGCTGAAAAAGCTGGTAATGATCAACAAAAATTAGAAGATATTTCTAGACAATTCGCTGAATTGGTCAGCCGAGGAACATTTAAAATGAGAAAGATTTATGAGGAACCACTTAGTGATGAGGTCCTTAGACCGCTAGGTGAAGCAAATCATGTAATTGTTAAAGTTCGAATGAAAAAAGACGTATATAGAAATGTTCTTAGCTACGAGTACACATTTATTTACAAAGGGAGTGAAAGTATTGAACGAGTTTGTTAAGCGCTTATTGAACAATCTACTTAGTAAAAATGACTTAGGTAGCATTGGTACCTATACCCAATACACGCCTGAAGTCATAAAAAAAGACTCTCTATCCACTAAATAGAGAGTCCAAGGTATTACAAAATATTTATACATTTATTTTAACACGTTAAGAGGTTTTTGAAATGGATGATTTTGTTAAAATGGGTAATTTTGATAGTTGGCTATCTGATGAAGACAGCGTTATTAAGGCTGATTCTTATTACGAAGAGAAAGCCAAGGAAGACGATATTAAAGCAGACAGAGCGGAGGGATTTTAATTATGAAGGACTTAGCAAGAATACCAGTTAAAGAGTTAGTTAGATCAGATACGATTAAGAGCAAATTCAATGATGTTTTAGGTAAGAGAGCACCACAATTCATTTCCTCAATCGTGAATATTGTTAATAGTAATCAAGATTTAAAGAACGTTGATCAGACAAGTGTTATTTCATCGGCACTAGTAGCAGCATCTTTAGATTTACCGATTAATCAAAGCTTTGGATATATGTATTTGGTTCCATATAGTGGTAAAGCTCAACCTCAAATGGGTTACAAAGGTTATATCCAATTGGCTCAACGTTCTGGACAATACAAGCGATTAAATGCCATTTCGGTTTCTAAGGAGAAGGTTCCTGATAAGATGGTTATCTTTATTCCAGATTATCGCATGGAAGAAGCTGAAACACAGATAGACATGTATCAAGATCACATTGAGGATGTTAAGGCTGGACGTGTTGAGCCAACAAGATGTGGTAAATGTGATTATTGTAAGTCAACCGCAAAACTAGGAAAGATTGTCAGCATGGATGACTTAATAGACTAGGAGGTGACTTTATGAATTACCTAAAACAGTTACAGGCGTTTAGAGATTATCAAATGTTTGAAACCGAGTTATCCAGTGGACAAATTGCTTTATATTACGCGCTTTTGCAGATAAACAATAAATGTTCATGGATAGAATGGTTTACTGCTGCTAATCAAACGCTTGAAACACTTTCGGGATTGAGCCGGTCAGGTATCAATAAGAACAGGAATGTTCTTAAACAACTTGGACTAGTCGATTTTGAGAGTAATGGCAATCGCAAAGCCACGTCTTATAAGATATGTGTACTTTATAACGAAGATAGTACACATAATAGTGAACATAGGAGTACACATAACAGTACACATAACAGTACACATAACAGTACACATAACAGTAGCACATTAATTAAACAAGACAGAAACATAAACAAAACTAATAAAGATAGTCACGACTCGAAACCCGCAAAGCGTGTTTACGAGCCTGACGACATTAATTTGAAACTAGCAAATTGCTTGCTAACTAAGATACGTGAACGTAACTCTAGCATCTATCCGACTGATTCCAAGAACCCACCTGATACACAGAAATGGGCTAATGACATCAGACTAATACACGAACGTGATGCACGTTCTTACGACGATATCAAACGAATTATTGAATGGTGTCAACAAGACAGTTTCTGGCAGAACAATATCTTATCTGCTTCAAAACTTAGAAAGCAGTTTGGCAAGTTGATAGATAAAGCAGACGCACCAAATAATTTTAATGGCAACAAGGGTGGTAGAAAACCACTCTATGACTTGCCGTACTAGGGGGTAGCTATGGAATCAATGTTTGGATTGGATAAAGTTTCCCGTGAAATAGCCTTAAAACACGGTGTTGACTATTCAGGAATTGACTTCAAAAAAGTTATTTCTGAGCGTGATAAACGAGAACAGCAACGATCTATCGAATTCACTAAAAAAAATATTCAAGTTAAGCGTGAGGGAATATTTAGAAGCTCTTTAGTGAGTGATTTCAGCGACCTACAATACAATTTTGCAGATTTTAGGACTGATACACCTAATCAAGCAAGCGAGCTTAAACAGGCTAAGAATATTGCTAATAGGATCTATGTCGGTGAAACAGGTAACTTTCTTTTTACTGGTGAGCCAGGACTTGGTAAATCTATGTTGGCTGTTAGTATTTTGAACGGTTTGAATAGCCAAGATACCACATTATCATGCTACTTCTTGAGTTTTGCGATGTTCGTTAATAACTCACAAATGGCGTTTAAAGATCAGTTCTTACAACAAGACAACTACAAGGTTGAAGAGTGTGTTAAGAACTGTGACGTGCTTGTCATTGACGATCTGGGCAGTGAATCATCGCTAAGATCCGAAACGAACGAAGCAACTAACTATGCTCAGCGAATACTTTTTAGGTTTGCTGATTATCGAAAAAATAAAACAAATATTATAACTACGAACAATACAGGACGTGAGCTACAGCAATTATACGATCCAAAAATTATTAGTCGCTTAATGACAAAAAAAGCCGCTAACACAATCAAGTTTAGCGGTAACGATATGAGAAATAATTAGGAGAAATTAAAATGCTAAAACAAAAAAATATTGAATTAACTCCAGAGCTAAAAATGCTTTTGCTTCCCACAAGTCGAAGCTATTCACGTAATAGCGTCGATAACTTGAACCAAACACTGATTGTTGCCAGTGATGTAGTTGAATCCGCTTACGGGCAGTTATATGGCACCCTTGAGAATCTAACAGCCTTAGACGATGAGTGTGAGCTGTTTCAAGGTGACATGCAACTAAACAACGACATCATTTTAGCTGCTTCCTTGATCAATCATATTCAAAGACGTATCGATAAAAAGCTTGTTGATGCTAACCCACACATTTTGGACGTGCAACTTGACTAATCAACTGAAATTAATAATCGATGGTGAACCAGTACCAGCCTCACGTCCTCGTTTTAGCTCACAAGGTGGCAAGAAGTGGGGATATACAGACAAAAAATATCGGATTTACAAAAATGGAATCAAAGTGCTGTACTGGGATAAGTACCATAACAAACAGCTTTTTAAAAAAGGCGCTCCTCTCATTGCACACATACGCTTTTACAGAAGAATCCAAAAAGGATTATCCAAAGCGGAGTATAAGAGACGTGCTAATCATGGTGATATCAAATTACCAGTTAGAACAAAAGAAAACGGTGACATTGAATTCGATGCTGAAAAAGCAGCTATTGGATTGGGAATTGTTGATACATCTAAGGGAAATATTAAGGTTCGCTGGTCACGCTTAAATACTTATCTTGGTAGCGCCAAAAGTGGCGCTCATGTTTTAAAGGGTGATTTCATTACCGAACCACAGTTTTATAAATTAGCAATCAAAGCTAATAACGCAACAGCTGAAAAGTTTCAAGATTGGGTTACATCAGAAGTTCTACCGTCAATACGTAAGTATGGGGCTTACATGACTGATCAGAAAGCATACGACATAACTCACAATAAGAATTCACTTGCTGACTTGCTACTACAAGCGGGTGAACAATTGAAATGGAAAGATGCTCAAATTACGGAGATGAAACCTAAGGCAATATTTGCGGATTCAGTATCAACTTCGCATACAACTATTCTTATAGGCGACTTAGCAAAGATTCTAAAAGGCAATGGTATCAATATTGGTGCAAGAAGGCTGTTCCAATGGATGAGAGATAATGGCTATTTAATCAAACGTAAGGGTGCTGACTACAATTCTCCTACTCAAAAATCAATGAATTTAGGATTGTTTCAAATTAAAGAATCTTCTCATGTTAATGGAGATGGAGTGACAGTTGTTACTAAGACACCAAAAGTTACTGGCAAAGGTCAAAATTATTTTGTTAATAAATTCCTATCAGAAAATGAAAGGTTGGAAGCATAAATGATTAATAGAACTGTTTTAGTGGGACGCCTAACACGTGATCCAGAAATTAGACATACGCAAGGTGGTACAGCAGTTGCTAGTTTTACATTGGCTGTAAACAGACAATTTACTAATTCTCAAGGTGAACGTGAAGCCGACTTTGTTAATTGTGTTATTTGGAGAAACGCAGCAGAAAACTTTGCTAAATTTACAAGCAAGGGTTCCCTTGTTGGAATTGATGGACGACTTCAAACACGTAACTATGAGAATAAGCAGGGTAACAGGGTTTATGTAACGGAAGTTGTCGTGGATAATTTCTCGTTGCTTGAAAGTAGAAATGATAATTCAAGCGATAACACTCATGATAATACAAATCAAGCACCTAGCCATAATCAATCTAACAATTCAAACACTAATATGAGCGATCCATTTGCTGGCAATAGTGAACCAATGGATATATCAGATGATTCATTGCCATTTTGATAAAGGAGGTAAAAATATGGATATAATTTCGACCGTTCAATCAATCGAAAACGATTATGGAATGAACTCTAATGATTGGACTGAAGATGATTTAAGATTGAAAAAATTACATGAGTGGTATATAACACATCCAGACGAGAAGAGAAGAAAATTATCGGACAGAAATATTCAAGAAATCCAAAAAGCACTAGATGAACAAATGCAAAAGAAAGACATCTACAAGATATTTGAAATTAGCCCAACAGCATTAGCACGTGACATTAAATTAGGAATTTTTAGTGATGTTAAGTGGAAAATGGGTAGGGAGGTAAAAAATGAATTATAAAGAAATATATTCAAATTTCATTGAATCAATTTTTGAAGAACACAACAGGGATATTGAAGCAACTATCTCATATATAAATTCTAATCAAGCAAAAATATATGAGTGGAAGCCTGATTTTAAAGAAGCGAAACGACATCTAACTTCTGGTGAAAAGAATGACATCATTTGGAAAATTATTACACCATTCTAGGAGGTTCAACCATGAATGATGATAATTTAGCGGTTTATCAAATGCGAGAAAATAATTACAAATTGACTGAAATAGCGAAGGCTATGAATAAAGAGCTTAACTATATCAGCAATCTTCAGCGTCAAAATAATAGGATCGGTAAAAAATTATATAGAGAAGACGCTGAGTGGCAGCGGTTGAATGCTAGAAGGAATAAGCACGGAGCCGGAACGAGACGTACAGAAAGCAATTAAATTATTTGGAGGATGAACAAAAGGAACTAAAGAACGTTAAAGAAATAGGTATTAATGACTTTTTACATATCATAACTGGTGTTGTGCCAGACACGGAATGTGGTCAAATTTGGGAAAAATATGATAAGGCTGAGACAGACGAGCGAATTTCAATTATTAAGGATATTTTAGACTTCTATACTGATAAGGCTAAGTTTGCAGAGCAAAAATATTATGTGCAACTGATCAGAAATAATGATGGTAGTTACCTCAATAAAAATATGTTAAGCAATTTCTGTATTATAGGCAGTTGCCAGCCAGATGAAATTTTTCAACTTGATAAGTATTATATGTCTGGAAAAAATATTAAAGAAATTGCTCCGACTAGGTTGTTGACTGATTTAGAAAATAATAGATCTAATATGCAATATCTATTAGACGGTTATGGAGAAAATCATCAATATACTACGGTCAAGGACTTTAAAATTCATGTATGTGCTAGTCTGCAATATGCAACTGATGACGGTTATATTCAGGGGTATGCCAAAACTGGATTAATAATTAATTCTGTCGAGGAAACGTGGACTCCTGAACAAAAGGCTGCTAAGAAGAATAAAATCAAGTCATTTAATGCAACGCAATTTAATAAATTTAAATCTTATGTTGATTTTAAACTTGACGAATTATTAGATGGAAAGCCAATTTACGGTGGAAAAGACGGATCAGTAAAGAAATTATCAATGAGTGACCAGACAAAATTAATGATCATATCGGTAGGAATTCATACTGGAGCAAGATTTGGAGAAATATTAGGTTTTAAATTTTCAGATGTAACGAACGCAGGAATTAATATCAATAAAACATGGAATTATCATAGAACTGGTGGGTTTAGAAATACAAAAAACCTTGGTTCAATTAGAAATTTAATGATTGATGATACCTTATACAATTTATTAATAAGATATAACAAATTTAAAAATAAAAATGATATTCCTAATGATTCAAATAGACCATTGTTAAACGAAAATACTAGAATTCATGATTCGGTTATAAATGAGTTCCTAAATAAAGTAGAGAAAAAATTAGGTTTACCATTATTAACAATGCACAAGTTGAGACATAGTTATGCGTCTTATCTTTTATATCAGGACGTACCAGCACAAATAGTGGCGAAGCAATTGGGACACAGTAGTACAGAAATGTTGTTTAGAGTTTATGGTCATATTTTAGAAGAGAAGGAACGTATGGCTGAAGATAGGATTAAAGGGTTATTGGGATGATATTTAAAGAATATAGATCGAGTGTCAAGGCAGAGTCATTGGATGATAAAAAATGATAGGTCAATTGAATAAATAATATTTTAGAGAGAAGGAACTATTTTGGAACCAATTAACTTAACTGATGAAACAATAGCCAAAATTGTAAATGGATTAATTAGTGGGGATAAAAAAATAAAAAAATTAACCTCACAAAAGAAATTACGAAATGTTAAGGAATTACTTTCTAAATACCCATTACTTGAAAATCATTTAGATGTTGATCTGCCAAAAATCGAAAGTGAAACACCATTATCAAAAAATCAGTTAAGTTTATATTCATTACTCGGTTATAGGGCTAGATCTAAGGAGCTTATGGAGTTTGTTAATATAATTCTAAAACGATATAAGGACATTTGCTCTCAAGGGGATGATAAGCAACGTAGGAAATACGATATTATCTATAATTTATATTTGTCAGATAACAGAATGACTTATATACAGTTAGCTAATAAGCATAATTTAGATCCAAGTACGGTTCATAAGTATGAGAAATCGGCTATTAATGATATTGCTGTAATGATTTTCGGAGCAGATTCTTTAAATGATATTTCTATTCGGCCATAAATCTGCCAAAAACCTGCCATAACATTCCATGTTCAAAGTATTACTATGATAGTGTAGAAATTTTCAAAAGAGAAACTTCTATAGATAAATCTTCCTCTTTAGGATTTTGAGATGAGTGATTAAGGCTCATCTTTTTTGCATTTATAATAGAATCTTTATACAATTTTGAATTCAACTTTCAAAGTTGTAGCAATTAGATCACATATTATATGTGGTCTTTTTATTTTGGAGGTTTAATGATGAAACAAAATAATAAAGTAATACTTCATATTACTGAGAGTGGTGCTAAAGAACAACGAACATTCAATGTAACAGTTGGTAATGACGTTAGTCTAAATGAATTAGAGATGGGGATAACTAATGTTATGTATCGTTTGATTATTAAGTATATGGAAGGTATTGGTTTAAAGGAGAACAGAGATAACTTCAATAGGATTAGTGATCAGTATGGTGATGCAGTCAAGGTACACACTGGTGTTATCTATGACTTAGAACATCCCGATGAATGGGGTGATGACTAATGGCAGATAGAGTAGTTATTATGTCTGAAGATGAATATGATATGGCAATGCAAGGACTTGATGGCATACCTTTCACAACCGACAGGGATGAGGCAAGTGATGGTAAGTTCATTAGATCTACCATCACGGTTAGTAAGTCAGCATTAGAGAATGCATTGAGAGTAAGAGAATATAAGCATGTCAGTCCAGCAGATGGTTCTCGAATCAATTGGGATGCTAACATTGTTTGGACAGACTGATAAGTATGTAAGGTTCTACCACACTAAGGCATGGCACGATGCAAGACAGGAGACACTCGTGCGTCAACATTACTTGTGTCAAGATTGTTTACGTGAAGGCAAGACAACAGTAGCTAATACAGTCCACCATATCATTCCTTTAAGAGATGACTGGTCAAAAAGACTCGATCAGAATAATTTAGAAGTAATATGTTTGGAGCATCATAATCAAGAACATCCTGAAAAAGCATCAAGTAATAAGAAATACTATAAAAGAGAAAAACAAATAAAAAAGAGAAATGACATTTTTAAATTTTCTTCAAACAAAGATGATGAAAAAATATTTTGATAGCCCCCCTGGGTTGAAAATTTTTTTGATTCATTTTGAAACAACGGTGTAGTCCCTTTTTTACGATAAATTCGTTTTTCAACAAAAAAATAACACACGTGCAAGGCCGTTGAATGCTATTAATGATAGTAATTAACGGCTTTTTGTGTGAGTGGGAAAGGAGAATATTATGCCACAGAATGCAAAAAGTGCATTGATTCATATTTATGAGGGCAACCCCAATAATAAATCAAAAAAAGAACTGTATAAGAGAAAGAATAATGAAGAAAAACTATCATTACCAAATGATGATTTAAATCCACCGACTTGGTTAACTGCAACAGGTGCAAAAGAATTCAATAGAATAGTTTCAATGATGGAACCCACTAAATTACTAACAAATGGGGATGTAAATACATTGGCTTTATATTGTGATACATTGGCTGATTATCGTTCATATTCACGAAAAATTAAGCAAAAAGGCGTAATGATGAAAGGACGAGTCAATCCGTTCATTCGTGAAAAAAGAAATGCTGCTCAGTTATTAGATAAACTAGCAAATGAACTTGGATTAACACCGGGATCGCGTGCTTCTTTAGCAATCAATATGGATAGTGGTGAGGATGAAGATGAAGACTTTGAATAATATTCTAGATTACTCATATACACAGCTAACCAATTGGTGGGAAGAATATCGTGAACAAAGAAAAGGTTGGGCTTATTTAAAGGATCCTAGTCCCATATTGTTAACTAATTATTATGCAAATATGGTTGTTGAAGGTGATATTCCCGCAAGTAAAGAAATCATTGCTGCCTGTGAACGACATTTAAAGGATTTAGAGAGACAAGGGACAGATGATTTCCCATGGGTATTTGATGAAGAAAAAGCCTGGAGACCAATAAGATTTATTGAATCAAAATGTAAACCGTCTAAGGGTGATTTCAAACAATTGGTACTTCAACCATGGCAACATTTTGTGGTTGGCTCTTTGTTCGGTTGGGTTCATAGAGATACAGGTTATCGTAGATTTCGTGAAGGCATTGTATTTGTCGGTCGTAAAAATGGTAAAACTACTCTTGAATCAGGATTGGCAGATTATATGGCCGGATTTGATGGTGAACGTGGTGCTAATGTTTACTTTCTTGCAAATGCCCAAAGCCAGGCACATAAATTGTTTGATGAGTCTAAAGCAATGATTGAGGCATCACCTTTTTTAACCAAAAGGTTTGTTGCTAATCGTAATGAAATTCGTTTTCCAAAACATAAATGTACGATTGTCCCAATGTCAGCCGAAAAAAATAATAAAGATGGTGAGAATTTACATTTTGCTGTTTTTGATGAAATTCATGAATATAAAGATTACACACTAATAAACGTTATGAAACGATCACGTGGTACACGTAAACAGCCATTAATTATGTACATTTCAACAGCGGGGACTGTTTTAGATGGTCCTTTGATGGATTTTGTCGATAATGGTCAGGATTGTTTAAAGAATTATGATGATCACATTGATGAGAGAACGTTCTATTATTTAGCAAAACTAGATGATGCTAAAGAATCTAATGATCCAGAGATGTGGGTTAAGGCCAACCCTAATATCTGTCTAATGGAAATGGTTGATATGGTTACTGACTATAAAAAGGATCGTAAGAATCCATCTGAATTAGCCGATTGGGTTACTAAACAATTTAATATCTTTAGTGAAACGGATGAACTTAGTTTTGTAACAACAGATACAATTATGAAAAACAATAAAATTCTTAATCTTAAATTGTTAGAAGGAAGAGAATGTACAGGTGGATATGATCTCTCTGAAACAGAGGATTTTACTGCTGCCTGTTTAGAATTTCCTCTGGATGATGGAAGTATTTTTGTTCTTGAAAAGAGTTTTATTCCTAAGTCCAGATATTTAAGAGATAAGAATCCAGAACGTATTAAGATATGGGAAAAGGCCGGTGATATAGAAATCATACCCGGTGATTATGTGAAGTATGAATATGTTTTAAATTGGTTTATTGAAATGAGTAAGAAATATCAGATAACAAAAATTATGTATGATCGGGCTAAGGCATTATTTCTTAATAAGGCCCTTACAGATTATGGATTTACTACAGAAGAAGTTAGACAAGGATTTATGACACTTGGTGGACCGATGCAAAATATTAAAGAGTTGTTATTAAGTGGAAAAGTAATATATAACCAGTCACGTTTATTTAGATGGTATTTGAATAATATCAAGCTTATTAAGGATCGTAATGATAACTGGATGCCACAGAAGCAAACCATGTCACGTAAAATTGATGGTTTTGCGGCTTTACTTGATGCTCATGTTGATGTTGTTGACAAATTGATAAGCAAACAAGGTAGTGATATTAAATTCTTGTCATTTGATTAATTTCAATTAGTAAAGGAGGTGATTGAATGGGCCTAATGAGTAGGTTCAAGCAACTATTTGGTTTTAGTTCGAGTAAAAAATCATGGTCTGGAAAGTCATTTAACTTTTCAGATTGGTTTGGTAAAAGTTTCAACGGTTCAAAACAACATGTTTTAGAAAATAACGAAACTATTTTTAGCGTTATTACTAGATTGTCAAATACATTGGCATCTTTACCCGTTAAAGAATTAAAAAACAGACAAGATGTTAATGATGACGTAAGTAATCTTATTAAACATAGGCCAAATGAAAACATGACTGCATACGACTTTATTAATAGGCTTGAAACCGATAGAAATACTTATGGCAATGGCTATGCAGTTATTGAAAGAGACATTTATAATCTTCCACAAAGTTTAATACCTATTAATCCACAAGATGTAGAACCAGTAATTAATAGGGATGATAATTCACTTTGGTATCATGTGACATCTGCATTATTTAATATTGATACTTATGTTTTTAATCAAGATATTATCCATGTTAAACATATAACTGGAGCCTCAAGATATTCTGGTATTTCACCATTAGATGTATTAAAAGGAGCATTAGATTTTGACAATGCTGTTAAAGAGTTTTCACTTGGGGAAATGAGTCGAAAAGACAGTTTTATATTGAAATATGACTCGAATGTTTCAAGTGAAAAACAAGAAAAAATTATTGATATGTTCAAAAAATATTATGAATCAAATTCAGGCGTTCTGTTTCGGGAACCAGGTGTTGATATAACATCTATTGATCGTAATTTTGTATCTGCTGATCTTAAAAATGAAGATGATATTACGGATAAACGTATTGCCAACGCTTTTAATGTTCCACTTCAGTTTTTAAATGCAAGTACTGGTGGAACATTTAGTTCAAACGAACAATTAATGACGCAATTTGTTCAAATGACATTGACCCCAATTGTTAGACAGTATGAGCAAGAATTTGAGAAGAAACTTTTAATAAACAAAGATTTACTTAATGGAAGTTATTTTAAATTCAACATGAATTCATTATTGCGTGGTGATATGCAATCAAGAGCTAACTTTTATCAAATTATGCGTCGTAATGGTATTTATACAACAAACGACATCTTAGATTTGGAAGATTTACCAGAATCTCAAGATAAGTTTGCTGATAAATTATTTGTTTCAGGTGATCTTTATCCAATTGATATGGATCCGACTCAACGAAAGGGGGTGACAAAGAATGCCACAGAAGACACCAAAGAAGTTTTGGGAAATGAACCAGACAAGTAATGACAGTGCTGATATAAATATTGATGGTGAGATTGTCAGTTATAAATGGGATGATTCTGATACCACAGGAGCATCATTTAGAGATGATCTAAAGGAGCTTGGTGATGTTAAGACTATTAATCTTCACATCAATTCACCAGGTGGCTCTGTATTTGAGGGAATTTCAATTTATAATCAATTAAAACAGAATAAAGCTAACGTTAACGTGTACGTTGATGGGTTAGCTGCATCAATTGCAAGTGTCATTGCTATGAGTGGTGACACTATTTTTATGCCTCAAAATTCAATGTTAATGATTCATAATCCTTGGACAATGTGCATGGGAAATGCTAAAGAACTTAGAAAACAAGCAGATGATCTTGATCGAGTTGGTGAGCAATCAGTTAAAACTTATCTTTCAAAGTCAGATGGAAAAATTAGTGAAGATGAATTACGTACGTTGATGGATGATGAAACATGGTTGTCCGCTGATGAAGCAGTTGATTATGGATTAGCAGATGAAGTTCTTGAAGCAAATCAAGCGGTAGCTTGTATTGTCCCTGACAAATTCAAGAGCATGTTTCAACATTTGCCATCTCAAATTTCTCAAGAAAAAAAAGATACTATTTCCGATGAACGATTAAAAATGATTGAAAAAGCCAAATTTCAAAATAAAAAAATAAAAGAAACATTAGGAGGACTAGTTTAATGCCAGTTACTTTATATCAAATGAAAGATAATCTTTCACAAGTAGGAAAAGAATTACAACAAGTTAATGATGAAATTTCAACGAAGGCAGGAAATCCATCTTTTCCAGATACAAGTTTAGATGAACTTAGTGAAAAGGCAGATGGCCTAGAAAAACGTTATAACTTGTTAAAGAATCAAATTGATAAAAAAGAAAAAATTGAATTAAGTAAAAGCAAAGATTTCAAAGAAGCTTCAGATCCAAAGAAAAAGAAGACTCATGCTTATGCACAATTAATCCGTTCCGTTATGCACAATGAAGCCCCATCAGAAGAAATCTTCCAAGTTCTTGGGGATGATAATTCTGAACAAACAGGAGGACAATCATTTTTACCTGTTACAGTCTCTAATCAAATTATTACAGAACCATTAGATGATAATCCATTAAGACAAGATGAAACTGTTTCAGCAATCACAAATTTAATTCTGCCTCGTGTACGATTCAAAATTGATGATGATGGATTCGTAAAGGATCAAGAAGTTGCTAAGGAATTAGCATTAAAAGGTGATTCAGTTACATTTGGAAGAAATAAGACAAAAATTAAGGCTGCAATTACAGAAGCAATTCTTTTAGGAACTGATACAGGATTAGTTTCATATACTAATGCTGCATTGCAATCTGGACTAGCAGTTAAAGAGAAGCGCGTTGCCTTTTCTAAAACACCAAATCCTGGTGAAGAACATATGAGCTTCTACTCAACCGAAAATAACATTAAATCAGTTGATGGTAAGGATTTATTTGATGCAATTACTAGTGCTGTTGCTGATATTGCTGATGGATTCCAAAATGGAGTAAAGATATATATGACACGTCCTAACTACTTGGGAATGATTAAAGAATTATCAAATAGTAGCAGTGATCTATTTGGAAAGAAACCTGAAGAGATTCTTGGATATCCGGTTAGATTTAGTGAACTTGCAACTAAACCAGTAGTTGGTAATTTCTCATATGCCCAATTGAATTACGAAATTTCTCAAACATTATATGAACAATGGAAGGATTACGAAAAAGGTATTAACTATTTCCAACTTACAGCATGGTTTGATCATCAAATTCTATTGTCATCAGCATTCCGTTTGGCTAATGTGACAGCGGGAAAATAAATACCCCATCAACAGATGGGGATGATACATTTGATCCCAATGGAGATATAAAACCAACATCATCTCAAACGGTGGCTGAAATTACATCTTGGTTAAAGTCACATAGTATTGATACTACTGGTAAGACAACCAAAGATGATTTATTAGGTTTAGTACCAACCGATTAATAGGAAGGTGATTGAATGTCTGATAATGTGGACGAATTAATAAATAATCTAAGGCTTGACAATACAGATAATTCTGAAATTGAATTTTATCGTAATGTAGCAATTGATTTTATGGTTTCAGCAATTGGTGGTTCAGAGGATGATGAGTTTTATAAGGATAATAAGAGATTTGATTTAGCAGTTCAAATGCTAACTGATTATTACTATAAAAATAAGTCTGCAACAACTTCAAATAAGGAAAAAGAAACTTATTACGGAGTGCAGACTTTTATTTTGCAATTGAAACCAGAATACCAGTTTTGGAAGGAGGCTCAAGACAATGGCAATAGCTCAAACGGGTGATCTAAATGAAAGAATTCAGATCGTTTCAAAAGGGAAGTCATCAACTGATGAGTATGGGGATCCAATACCTGGAGAAAATAAGATAATTTATACAAAATTATTTGCTATGGAACGAACCCAAAAAGCTGATGAAATTGCTGGAAATCTTGAAGTTCTCAGAGATCAAGTACAGTTCATTATCCGTCATAGAAGACGAACGGAGCCTCTCATTACGTCTGACATGACCCTAATTCATCTAATTAAACCTCAAAATAAAGAATATAGAATAAAGACTGTAGATTACGATACACAGTATGGGGAATGGGATGTAATTATTTGTGAAAGGACTGGTCAAGTATGAGTTTTAATATTAGTGATGATGTAACTTCAAAACTTTCATCATTAGGAAATAAGGGAAATACAATACGCAATAAATCTTTACGAGCTGGTAGGGATATTGTTGTAAATAATTTAGAGAATAATACTCCCTACGAAAATTCATCAGATCGTTCTTGGAAAGGTCAACGTGAGATGGATAAAGTCAGTGGTCATAAGACTGTATTTAAGCATATGAAAGATGACATTGTTTATTCTGGAGTCGATTCTCAGGGAGCCGTTAAAGTCGGATTCGGAAAAGATACATTTTGGAGAGTTCATTTTGTTGAATTAGGAACAATTCATCAAGCTGCCAATCCATTTATTGAATCAACCTTGAAAGATTCTGAATCAGAATATAAACAAGTAATTGAAGAAACAGCCAGAAATGAGTTGGGATTATGATTCGAAATGCTGCTATACAGGTTGGAAATCTTATTAAAGATATGAAGATAGGATTTGATGACTCAAATTTATTTGTATTAAAGAAAATTCCTGAGGAATTACTACAAAATAAATCATTCCCAATAATTAGAATTGATGGTTTACAGACAAGCCAGTTTCAGTATGTTAGCAATACTAAACGTTTTGAATTAGTTGGTTGTCAAATAAATGTTTGGGCAAAGACTAACAAAGAAATAGATAAATTTCATAATTTAATAGAAAAAAATTTAAGCACTCATTTGTTTGAGTGCTTTTTAGATTCTCAAGATTCTGATGAAGACTATGACATTCAACGTCTTATTTTGAGGGTCAGAAAAAATCAAGATTTAAAGGAGATTATTTAAATGGCTGTGAAAGATTTAAAAGCTATTGGATCCATGGGATTCAGACGTATATTTATCGGAATTATGGATGACAACGAAAATGTCATTAAGGTAGTAACGATTGATGAAAGTTCTGGTGGTACTATCGAACTCAAAACTTCAGGATTTTCAGGTCAATTAAATGTTGAGTATGCATCAAATATTGCTTATTTCGTTTCTGATGCCGGAACCGGAACAGGAAAGGTTGAATTATCAATGATGGAGCTTCCTTCAGACGTATCTACTGAAGTTCTTGGGGATGACGTTGATGAAAACGGAATTTATATGACAACTTCAGATGTTAAACAACCTTATGTTGCTATCATTGCTGAAGCACAAGACCTTAATCAAAAACCAATGTGGATTGGTATTGCTAAAGCTAAATTTGCAACAACTGATGGTAATGATCTAAAGACTGGTGAAGATAAAGGTATGACACCTGAGAAACCATCTATTACAGGGTCAGCAATTACTAGACGTTTAGGAAAACTAGTTAAAACTAAGGCTTCAAACTCGAACGGTACTACTTTAGCTCAATTTGCTAAGGTAATGTTCCCTGGATTTACTGGTGATTTAGATTCTTCAACTCAAGTAATTGCAGATGAGGGTCATAAGACTGATGGATCAACTACAAATGAAGGAGCTACTGCATAATATGATTTCAATTAATTTATTTGATAAAAAAACAAAAGAAACTAAACATTATGAGCAACATAATATTTCATTTGGTGAATTAAAATCTATTCTTAAATTTAATAAAATCCAGCAAAAAGATGCTGCTGAATTAAAAATTCTAAATATGAAAATGAATAATGGAAAAATATTGACGCCTAATGAAGAAAAAAAATATATCACATTATCAGGTAAGGATGATACATATCTTGATTTGCTTGAAGAATTAGTTGCCAAATTGTTCAAAAACCCAAAAGTAACAGTTCAAGCAATTGATGAAGGTTTACCAGCGAATGGTATCTCAGCGCTTAAAGATATTCTTGCTGATGCTATGGGTGGTGTCGAAGCTGAAAATAATCATCCAGCAAAAAAATAACTGCAGCAGAAGCTCTTAAGATTCTTGATGACATAACAAAGCAACAGTTTAAAAATGGTGTGCCATTTAAAGAGATTGATGATGCAGATGCTGACAGTTTTCTCAGCTTTTTACATAGACAATTAACAGCGGATGATAGTGGAACAACAGAAGATACTCAAATGATGTCAGCTCAAGACTTCTATAACAACTTTTAAGGAGGTGTCAGTTAGTGGCAAGTAGTGGACGCCCACTTGGTTCAATGATTATTGAATTGGATCTTCAGTCAACAAAGTTTGAAAATTCTTTGAAATCAATTCAAAATCAATTTCGTTTGGCTAAGTCGGAAATGAAAGCTAACTTATCAGTTCTTGATACGACCGGCACTTCTTATGAAAAAGCAAGTACAAAAGTTGAAGAACTATCAAAGCTGATGAGTGTTAATGAGAAACAAATACAAGCATTAAAAGAGAGATATGATACTGCCGTTAAAATTAATGGTGAGTACTCTGATTCTGCTAATAAAATAGCTACTCAATTAAATAAGGCAGAGACTCAACAAGCTCAATACCAAAAGAAACTTGAAAATGCCAAGATAGCAATGAGAGATGCAGAACGTGGAACTGATAGTTACCGTGAAGCATTAAATAGAGTTCAACGTGAATCTAAGGCTCAAGTAGATAGTTTAACGGTTCAAGGTCGTCAAACGGAATCTAATTTAGTTAAGTATCGATCACTTGGTAAAGAAGTTGACAATTATAGTCAAATTCTTACTCGTGAAAAAGCAAAATTACAAGATCTTATAGAATCAAAGGGTCTGGATGCCAAAGAGACTCAAGAACAAAAAACAAAAATCGTCGAATTATCTGCGGCCCAAGATAAGGCACAGTATCAATATGATGAATTAGGTAAAAAAGTAAAGAATCTATCAACAAGTCAAGCTCAAAGCATAGATAGCCTTAATAAAGTATCGACTAAGTTGAATACTGTTGGTCAAGGTTTAAAAAATGTAGGTTCAACAATGACCACACATTTCACCGTTCCAATAGTTGCAGGAATGGGGTATGCCGTTAAGAGTGCTACTGATTTTTCATCACAGATAACTAATATCAAGCCATTATTAGAGGCCAACGGAGAAGGTGTTAAACAAGTTGATAAAGAGCTTGTTCAGATGTCTGATGACTCAAAAAAATGGGCAACTCAATACGGAATTTCTACAACTTCTATTAATTCTGGTATGGATGAACTTGTAAAACGCGGTTATTCTGCAAAACAAACTTTAGGTGCCATGCCATCAATCTTAAATGCCACTAAGGCATCTGGGGATGATTTTAATTCAGTAATGAAAGTTTCAACTTCAACACTGGAACAATTTGGATTGAAATCTAACAGCACTTCTGGGATGTTGAAGAATACTCAACGAGTCACTGACAGTTTAACTTATACGGCCAATGCTACTGCTGCAGGATTTACTGATATGGGTGATGCAATGACCTATGTTGGGCCTACGGCACATGCTGCAGGTATCTCACTTGAACAAACTGCAGCAGCAATTGGTGAAATGTCTAATCAAGGTATTTCGGGTTCAGTTGCTGGTACTGCACTTAGATCAGCTCTAACAAGACTGATGAAACCATCAAAACAAAATGCTGAAGGTATGAAGGAACTCGGTATTAATGCCGAGGATTTCAAAAATCATGCTTTAACATTGCCTCAAATCTTGGATAAGATAAAAAACAACACTCAAGGTTGGACTAAAGAGCAAAAAGCCTCTGCTATTGCTATGGCTTTTGGTACCGAAGCCCAAGCGGGGATGAACGCTTTGGTTTCACAAGGTGGAGACAAATTATCTGAACTAACTGAAAAAACTGAGAAGGCTAATGGTTCAACTAAAAAGATTGCTGATACCATGAACAATACTTCAAAGGCTAATGTCAGTAAGTTTAAGGAATCATTAAATGTTTTGTCTATTGAGATTGGATCTAAGTTGCTTCCAAGTATTACACCTTTAATTAAAAAATTGACTGATTTAGTGGCATCATTTTCTAAATTAAGTTCAGGTACAAAGAGTTTTATTATCACAGCTGGATTAGTTGTAGGCGCAATTGGTCCAATATTAATGATAATTGGTCAAATAATGATGGGAATAAGTGGCCTGATTAGAGCTGTGAGAGCAATAAGTGGACTTTTGAGTGGTGGAGGTGCCATTGCAACAATACTAACCGGTCCAATTGGAATAGCAGTGATTGCTATATCAGCATTGGTAGCCGGTTTTGTTTTAGCTTATAACAAAATCAAACCATTTCATGATGCAGTTAATAAATTAGGACTATTAATTAAACAGACCTTTAATAATTTAGTTAAGTGGCTTGCTGATTTGCCAGGAAAAGTTAAAGCAGCATTTGATGGAATGAAACAATGGTTTGCACAACTTCCAACTATGTTCAAAAATATGTGGAATAGTGTTAAAACTGTAACTTCAAAGTGGGTTAGTGATTTTGCTAAGGTAGGTAAGAACATGCTGAATGCCTTAGTAAATGTTTTAAAAGGATTTGGAAAATTAGCCGTTTATGCTTTAGCTTTACCAGTTGGAATAGCAATACTTATTACTAAACCACTAGTGGCACCATTGAAGCTGATTATTACTTCATTGATTACTTGGATTAGAAATAGTTGGAAGGCACTTGTCAATTGGCTAAAACCCATATTTAACGTAGTCGGAGTTGTATGGAGAGCATTCTGGCAGACAATGTCCAATTGGTTTAAAGCGGCAATGACCGGAATATCTAATACTTGGAGAACTATTTGGTCAGGTATTAGTAATTTCTTTAGATCAATTTGGACAGGAATGCTTAATTTCTTTACTCCAATAATTAATGCAATTTCAAGCGTCATAACAAATGTTGTAAGTGGAATATCTAGTTTCTGGCACTCCATATGGCAGGCTATTTCAAACTTCTTTACTTCAATTTGGAATGCTATGTCTAATTTCATTGGTGGAGTTATGAACTCTATCTCGAATGTTATTTCTAATGCATTAAATGGAATATCTAGTACATGGCACGCAATGTGGAGTGGGATATCTAGTTTCTTCAGTTCCATTTGGAAAGGCATTAAAGATGCTGCTGCTGACGGTATTAACGGTGTAATTGGTGTAATTAATTCAGGTGTTGATGCCATTAATTCTGTATGGAAGTTTTTCACTGGTAAAAAGACCGATGTGCCACATCTTGGTAAAGTTCATTTTGAACAAGGTGGTGTTGTCGAACAACATTTATCAGTTATTAATGATGGTAAAGGTCCTAACTGGAAGGAATTAGTTCAACTTCCTGATGGTGAATTAATGATGAGCCAGGATCGTAATTGGACTGGAATGTTACCTTCCGGAACTAGAATTTATAATGGTGATGATACCAAGGATATTATGGACTCTGTTGGTATTAGTCATTATGCTAGTGGCGGAATTGTTGGTTCTATTGAGGATGGAGTTAGCTCAATGATCGATTGGACCAAAGGTTCACTTGAAAATATTGGTTCATGGGCTGGGGATAAGATAGAAGTTATGTCTAAGTTCCTAGAACATCCAATTGAGAATACTAAGTCATTAATGGAATCAGCAGCTAAAAAGGTAATGCCTAAGATTCAAGCATATGCTGACTTTGCTAAGGGAGCCTTAGATAAAACTACTGGCAAGGCCGGTGATTGGGTCAAGGATCATTTGCAAAGTGTGTTTGATAATATGATTGAATCAATGGGTGGCGGTGGTTCTATGCCAGCTAAAGCATATGGGCCAATGATCAGAGCCGCTGCAGCTTATATGCATCAAAGTATTACAGATTTTAATGTTGATATGATTGAAAGAATTATTGGGAATGAGTCTGGTGGTAATCCGTATGCTATTAACTTAACTGATAGTAATGCTAAAGCAGGACATCCATCCAAAGGTATTCTTCAATATATTGATCAAACATTTAGACACTATGCGATGCCAGGACATACCAATATTTGGAACCCCATGGATCAATTGATAGCACTATTTAATGATGCCACCTGGAGAAGTGATATGGGTATGGGTTACAATGGTAAATACGGTGAATGGCGTGGTCAAGCCTCTGGACCATCTGGTCCAAGATTGATGGCAATGGGTGGTTTAATTACACAAGCTACTAATGCCATTGTTGGTGAAGCTGGCCCAGAAGTAGTATTACCATTGACTAATAGAACTAGGGCAATGCAGATTCTCTCTGAAGCTCAAGCAACATTTGGAAATAATACTTCTCAAGCTGTAACAAATGTCGATACTTCAAATATTGAAGATAATCAAAAACAACAAATGGTATTAACTCAAGTTCAGAATAATTTATTAACAAAGATTTTGGGATTGTTATTAGATAATAATGACAGTGATGCTTCTTTGAGTGAACTGTCTAATGTGCTTGATAAACTTGGATTGAAAAAAAGAAAGCTAACTCAATTTCAAAGATAGGGGGTAAAAAATGTCTCGTAATTTACAAAATAGATTTAGAGTAAATACACTATTAATAAAATCTAGCAATAAAAATGAATTTGCAATCCAAGATTATCGTGGGTTGCATTTTTTAGATTTAAAAATATCTGCACCCCAATCTCAGACCAATTTAATCGATAGAGCAGGAATTGACGGTCAGATTCAACGTGGTCCAATTTTATTTGGATCGAGAACGGCAACGGCAAATTTTTATTTAGAAATTAATGACGTTAGTGAATTTGAAAACGTAGCACATACTATTTATAACAAGCTTTTTAGTAGAAATATTATGCGTGTACGTCAAAGTGATGATATTGCTAGGTGCTTTTATGGTATTCCGAAACCTTTTGAATTCAGCAGAATAGGTGTATTAGATTCAACGTTTTCAGTAGAATTTGATATTCCATCTGCTTATATGTATTCGGTAGTAAGATCTAGTCAATTTCCAATAGACATAGAGAATTCTAAAGATTTGATAAACACTAATTTAAATTTGCCAAGTACCGATTTAACTTATGAAAGTCCTCCTGGGGATTTTTATATTTATAATCCATCAGATTTTGATATACAGCCTTATGAACAAGATCATGAATTAAACATTATATTTAAAGGCGGTTCTGGTAGCCCGCTAATTATTAATAATGAGACTGGAGATACCTTCCATTATCAAGGGAATTTGAAGGAAGATGATGAACTTGTGTTACAAGGAGTCCATCCATTTTTAAATGGAGTTGCTTGTGAGATTGATACTGATCATGGATCAGTTGATTTGATCAAAGGAAATAATAGTTTCAGCATGACTGGCTATACCGGAACTGTTTCATTTGATTTTCCTTTTATTTATTATTAATGATTAAATTACCAAGAGTTAGAGTACAGGATAGTAAAGGCCAGTATGATGAAACACTAACCTGTATTGATTTTGGATCATTTAGTAGAAGCATAGAAATGAATCAAACACACCAAATTGAATTTACCGCTAATAATGACAATTCTTTAGGTTATCAATTACTTCAAAATGAGAACTATTTGATTTTTGATGATCAGAAATATCATATAAAGCAGGCTGATAAAGAAGATTCAAATAGGGATATCAAACGTTCAATATCAGCTACTCACATTTGGTTTGATTCTCAATATGTATATCAATATGACAAAATTAAGGGAGATAAAACTGTAACTGCCGCTGATCTTATGAGTTTTGTCTTTGATAAAAATAGTTTAGGAAATAATGGTTTTACCTGGGAAATAGTTGGTGACATTCCCAAAGTACAAGTTACTGATTATGGTGAGAAATCTGGTTTAGACTGCATTAACGATTGTATTGAAAAATTCAATTTAGTCGTTGTTCCAGATAACAAGCATATCAAATTAGTTGCTATGGATAATTGGAAACATAAAACTAATAAAGCTTTCAGATATATTCATGACACTCCAGAATTTAAGGTCTCAATAGATACAACAGAGTTGCAAAATATTGTAATGTGTTACGGAAAAACCAAGGATAAAGATTCTAGTTCAACAAGTGATCCAGTTGATTCTGAAACAGGAACCGCTGTTGGTACTGTTAATACTATGGATCCAGATGGCGTTGCAGTATATAGTACGCCGGGAGATGAAGCTACTATTGTTCAACATCTACCAAATGGTTCACATTGGTTAGTTGATAGTAAAAGAACAATTGATAGTAATGTTTATTACCGAGTATCTAGCAATGGTTGGGTTAGTGATAAAGATATTACTTTTGATAAGACAGGAGATATTAAGCCTGAGAATCATATCATTACAGACGTTTTAGGACGTGGCACCATCAAAGCTGCAGATAATACTTCAGCAACAGATAATACAGGTACAGTAACGGATGATGGTTCAACAACGGAACACCAAGCACCAACTGAAGCAAATGTATATGATTCGCCGTGGAGTCCACAGACAAAAACTAGAATTCTAGCAAATGGAACGCCTTGGAGAATTAATGGTGAAGTAACGGAAGGTGCATTAGGTAAAACTTGGTACCGGGTTTCAACTAATGAGTGGGTTGCCGAAGAGGATTTTGATTTTTCTGGTGATGGGGATATACAGCCAAAAGAATTAGATAAACCAGATACAGATGATGTTGATGATACAAGTGATGACGAAACTGAATATTATTTTGATCCTTTTATAGTTAAAGATCAGAAATCAATTGATGAATGGGGATCGAGGCCTGGTGCACCAATATCCGATGAGAGATTTAACGACGTTAATTCAATGAAAGAATATGCACTTAGTTCAATGAAATCTGAACCTGAGGTAAATATTTCAATTACTTATAATGGTGATGAAAAATTGTTATTAGGTGATATGGCTTATATTGAAGTTAAGCCCGAAAATTTCACCACATGGGCTACAGTTACGGCAGTTAAGGACAATCCATTAAGTTATAATAATCAGCCTGAAATTAGTTTGGACTCAACGCCTCAAACCTTAATAGATTACGAATTGTCTATTCAAAATTCAATCAGAAGTGTAAGAGGTGTTGCAAGTTCTGCAATGTCTGCAGTTGATACTTTGGCCGGAAATTCTTGGGGATCAGGAACAATCACTAGAAAAGTTGGTGAAGTGGATGACTGATATTAGAAGTGTTGCTGATCCAATTGACAAAAAAATTTATTATCCACAAACCCATTATTTAGCAGTAATTGGATTAATGGATTTTGTTAATAAATTAGTGGATAAAAAAATAAATATGGTTAAACGTATAGATGACTTGAAGTCAGTTAATACTTCGGGTCATTTTTATTTTGATGAAAATACATTGAATATCCCTGAAAATATTTCATCTGGATATTTAAATGCAGTATTTATTGATAAGAAGAATGGCATTATCGAAATAATGACCACTAATAAATATTTAGAAGTTATTAATGGGGTATTCTCAAATATTAAAGAAAGGACGTGAGATATTGTATTTAAACGATTTGCCAGCAGATGTTTTGAACAAGGAATTTCCTCAGCTATCTTTAAATTCAAATGACGGTAAGAAAGTAGTACTAACTTTTGAAGATGGACAGCGTGTTGCAATTGCTAAGGAACAATCAGATGGAACATATAGTTCGGACGTATATGAGTTCAATAGTTTAAATGATGAATTAGTTTGGCCAAGTTTTCCAAAACTACCAGATTATTTAGCCACATTAGATTTAAACTCTTGGGATGGAAATATTGATAAGGACGCTAGAGATGATTACAGATCTAACATGAAAGATATTCAAACTACAGTGAATAACATTGTTAACTGGATGATTTCTCAAAAGGATTTCTTCAGCAAGTTTTCTGGCTCTACTGATGAATTAAAATCAATGATCATTAAGATAATTAATGTTACTGTTGCTCAATTTTTGAATGATAAATATTATGATAAATCTGAAATTGATAATAAGCTTTCTACTTTTAATGAAGCAATCAATAATATTGCTTCACGTCAAGTGAATAGTTCACCTGGTATTGGCGTATTTCCTCCAAGTTATACCGGAAACGGTCAACAGTATTCTGACGACGATCTAGAAGTTGACCGTAAGTTAGCTGAAATGAATTCAGAATTAAATAAGGGTGGTGATATTTAATGGAAAATGTAGAAATGAAGATGAATATTCCGGCGGTTGAACCATTATTTTTCTGTGTTGATCTAGCAGAAGGGTTCCATTTACCAGCACAATATACTCAAGACGAGCATGAACATTTAGGCCCAAACGGAATTGAGAACATTTTATTAAATAGTCGAGAGTTTCAACATGCTTGGTTAATTCAAGGTACTTCGAGCGGTAATACATTTGAGATTAATTTCTTAAAATCAAATAAGAACTGGGGTGGCATATCTCTATATGATCTATCCAGTTTTGATATGGACGATAGTACCTTAATTAATAAATTAATTAGTTTTGAGGGTACAGACGCAACAGGATCTTATGTCCGTTCAGATGAAGGATTTGACGGAACTCAAGCGTCCTTAGGCGTATTAAGCTGGCAACCGGAAGCAGCTATCACTCAAAATGCTGGACACTATCAATCGGCACACTTCCTTATTGAGAATCCAGAACGCACTAAAGTAATTCAAACTTTGGATTTCGATTTAGAAATTATTAATAATGATGTAGCCATTCCAGAGAAACACGCTAATTATGTTTCGGAATTAAATAGATTATTAGTTAATTTTGATGAATCAATTAAATCTGGCCAAAAGCAATTAGCGTTCTACCAATCCTTATACGTTGGTATTATGCAGAACAATATTGCTAGTTTGAACGATACCGCCGATAAGGCTATTAAGGATATGAATGATAAAACGGACGCTGCTATCAAAGCCAATCAAGAACAGTTAGACACCGATACCAAAAATAGCCAAGCCAAAATTGATAAATTGGTATCTGACAGCACCGCTCATAAAGATGAGGTCGATAAGTCCTTAAATGATCTCGAAGATCGCCAAAGAAAGAACGATGATGACATAACTCAAAATAAGGCCGATATCGCTGCTAATGCCGAAGATATTAAGTCTGCCGGTGTTGTAACGCAAGATAACGCTAAAACTGTTATGCAAGATATTCTTGATACCGGCGGTTTATCAATTGGTAAAAGTGATCCAGCTACTGATTCAAAAATGGATCAGATGAATAAAATGTTAGAAGGAGATATGTAAATGTCAGATACTAATACAGCTATTGTTAAAGACGAACAAGCAAGAAATTTATTGAAGAAAATGCCACTTGCTGTTGAAATTGCTGACGACGACGGGAATGTAATACATAAGTCAATAGGTAATCCTACAACAAACAGAATAAGATTATATTCGTCATGGTTAGGAAATGGTTCCGGTAGTTCAACAGGTGGAAACACAGGCGGAAACACTGGAACTGGTGGAGATGATGGTGGTGACACAGGTGGAACTACAACCAATCCCGGTCATGAAAGCATCGGTTTTGATACTTATCCAGGTGATCTATATAAGGGTGAAGTTACTAAAAGATATAAGCTTTGGCAAGGACCCTCAGCCTTAAATTCGAATACGGTTGTCAATTTTAATCAAGATTTAGGTACTGATCTGGCGGTTACTGGTGATGGTCTACAAGCAGATATTAGTATGGTTGAAACACCATATTTTGCCGGTAAGGCTATGACATCAAGAACTATTTCTATTGTTACTAACAATGGTGATAACTGGAAATATTTAACTAATATTCCACTTCCTATATCAATTAAGAAAGAAAATTTAGCTACAAAAAATAGTCTTTCAATTCCCTTATCCGTTAAAAACAATAAAATTATCTACGTCAGTGGAAAAAAGAGCCTGGCTGATTTTACGACATTAGACAAATATCCGGGAACTATTAATGATTTTGAATTTCCATCTACTGAGCTATCTAGCAGCGGTACAATTGTGCCATCAAAGGTTGTTGATGATGGTTTTATGATTAGTCTGGCTAGACAATGTACGGGTGTCTCTTTAGTAGTAACTAAAGATGGTAAAAATATTGCAAAGGGAGTTGCATCCAAGGTTATTGTACAAGGGTTGAAACCACTAAAATCATACGTTACTGGGGAGTTTAAAGTTCATTTTGAAGATATTAGTGGTAATAAAGTATCTAATGACGTTGACGTTGCTTCATTTAGTACAGCAAATAACTATTCTGATTCCGATTCTATTTACGATATTTCTAAAGCAACCTTTTCAGCAGTAAAGTCTTACTCTACGGGATTTTCTTTGGATGTAACGCTTACTGGTAATTATACTGACGGAAGTATGATCGCAGTTTTTGATCCCGATGGTAATTTAGTTTCATACAACAATTATCAATATAATTATATTGAAGTTAGCAATTTGAAGCCAAGTTCAAAATATTCTGGTTATACAGTTGCTATTGTTAACGAACATTTAATTTCTGACACGGATGTTGTTAGCGTTCCGAAAGCAAACTTTCAGTATAAAGATGATGGAACTATGGATTTTAAACCGGTACAAGGAGTAGTTAAAGACAGTTCTGGAAATATTTTATCAACGTACGATATTGTTCTTAATTACATTAACTCCTACACATCACAAAGTGCGGTAGATCAAATTTCTACTCAAAATATTTTATTTGAAGGAGCATCAACAACTGCGCAGTTAAGAGACGTAACTAAGAACTTTGATAATATTCAAGATGGATTAGTGATTAAATTCGTAGATGAGGTTGTATGGACTTATAACTCTTCAATATATAAGTTTCACTTAAGTGACTTTGGATTTTTAGGAAGTATTAAAATTCCCAAAAAAGAAATTTTTAGCGGTGTTACCAACATAGATATAAGTGGCGGATTTAGTGATGCTCTTGGTCATATGATTGGCGCTAAGTTAGTTCCACAATATAAAAATGGAGTTTGGAGTAAACCAGATGTAACTTCAGGTTCATTCCCACACAAAATTCAAAGCTGTGATGTTAAAATTTCTACGCAGGGTGGATCTGTTGACTTGAGTTCTACATTTAATATGATTGATCTAATGAATAGCGAAGTTGAAGGTACGTTCAGTATTCAAATAGCTTCGGTATCAGCATATAAGGAGGGTGAATAATGGTTAAATTAGCTTTTAAACAAGATAGTGATGGCAATATTACTGATGTTGCTGAATATCCATCATCGTTGTATCAAAACAAATCAAAAGGTTGGATCGTCGTAGAAGATGAACCAGCCTTTTCTATTGACGAAAAATTTCTGTGGACAATTCGCCCATCTGATAATGTACTGGTTCACAAATCAACTAATATGACACCAGGCGAAGAACACAACGATGTATTAACTAAGTTAACTCTTCAAAATTTGCAACTAACTAAAATTATCGAAGATTTGAAGACAGCTTTAACAACAAGTACCAAGCAGAATTTGAGCTTGATGGCTGATAACGCTGATCAAAAGAATACTAGTGATGAACTTCAATCAGCTGTTACACAATTGACTAAAGAAGTCATTGGAATTAAGGCGGCACAAGAACCAGATACGACAAGTGCTGATACAGATACATCAACTACAACAGATAACGGAGGAAAATAATATGATTAGCTTATTAAAAATGGAATTCGGATGGGGAACACTAAAGAAGGAAGATATTATCGGATATGTACCTTCAATTATTTCAAAAGATGATTTCAAAAATATCACCGGTGATGAATATACAGAGGACGCAGGCTAGTCGAAAGACTAGCTATTTTAATATAAAGAGGGTGATCTAAGTGGATAATCCAAAGAGGTCCACTTGCTGGCTCTATTTCAGGCTCAATCGAGCTTGGTTTATTAATGGACTTGAAACGTTAGCACTAGGAATAACTATGATCCTATCTAATAACTTTATTGATCGTCCACCGGATTTTGTAATGCATATTGATGAACCAATGTTTTCGATTCCGGTTGTAACTGTGGGGTTGTATGTAATTATTTCTTCCTTCCATTATTTACGAGGACTTAATCAAAAGTTAGTTACATTTCTACCACTTTTCATTTGGACGTTCTATTTTTTAATGTTTCTATTCCATGACATAGCTATGATGCAAGTTATTGGAATCGTTCATTTTAGTCCTAATTTCACTACCATGATTTCATTCATTATCATTATTAAGATTCTTTTAGAAGCATTTTGGAGCAATCCAGATTGGTAGATAATTTTAAATTTATCGTGTCGGCGTTAGGTGGTGCGTTTGTAACTGGCGTTTTTGGATTATTGCTTCAAAAATTAAGAAATGATGGTAGTAACGAAAGTGTGTATGCAGATCATTACATTGAAAACGTAGACAAGATTAATGCCTTGGTTGATGAACGTTCCGAGTTAAAAAGTAAGAATTCGCAACTTGAATCAGAGTTAAAAAAGGTCAAGGACGATTTGAATACACAAAAGAAAGTAACCGACCAATTAACTACACAGATTGGTGAATTAAAAAGAAAAATAGATAAGGAGGTCATTTAATGGATATAATCCAAAATTTAAATTTGATTGATGCTAGTCAATTATTGTTGATTGCAGTATGTTGCTATATTGCAACGGGATACGCAAAGACTACTAGAATTAAAAACACCTACATGCCATTCATATCAATGGTTGTAGGTGTTTTAGTTGGTCTAATAGTTGCCAAGGCATTTGGAGATACTAACTTTATCAAAGCTGGTATAGCTGGTTTCCTTGTTGGTGGCTGGACTGCTGGTCTATTCACTGGTATTAAGGGTGCATTAGGTGGCTACGAGTTGGAGAGTAGCTCCACAAAGGTTGACGAAGCTCCACAATTGAACGAGGTCACAGCTCCAAAATATGATACTAGCGTCAATACGAGGAGGAACTAACATGACTGATTATTTTGCAGATATTTCTAGTTATCAACGTTCAGATTTACAATTTTTTCAAAACTTTGTAAGTCATGGAGTAGGTAGTGTTTTCATTAAAACTACGCAAGGTAGTGCAGACGGATCTAACTATTTGAATCCAAAAGCCAGAACTCAAGCTAAAAATGCTTTAGCAGCAGGTATGAATGTAGGCTTCTATCATTATTTCAAAGCATCAAGTGTTGCAGATGCTATTAATGAAGCAAAATTTTTTGAACAATCAGTTGTTAATCTTGGCTTTGAAAAAGATACGCCACTATGTGTTGATGTCGAAGATCCATCACTTAATACGTCGGCAGTAGCAAGCTATGTTGATGCTTTCATTAATTATCTTAAAACACAAAGCTATACAAACGTATTCCAATACAGCATGGCAAGCTGGTTCAACGAAGGTATCTTAAATGCTAATAAATATCCGACTTGGGTAGCTAATTATGGATCATCTGATTGTGGTACTAGAGGTAACATTGTCGCTTGGCAGTACACATCAAGCTGGGGCGGTGGTTCTCAAGACATGAGCTACGACTGGGGTATCTTTGATAAGCAACCAGTCAAAACTGAAGCAACCACACAACCTAAGGTTGAACCCGAAAAGCCTAAAGTAGAAAATGTTATCAAGCTGACGGAGCAAACACAACCAGTGGATAGATTAGGTATTGAGCGACCTGAAACGTATGAGGCAAGTTCAACTTGGAAGAGTTCAGATATTGTTATGATCAATAATGAACCACATTACCAAATCGCTACCGATATCTTTGTTCCCATTTCAAAAACGACTTTTAAGGATTTTATTATCGTTAAATATACGGACGATTCACCTGCACCTGTCTTTGATTCAAAAGGAAACAGGGCGCAGAATGCGTCTGTCAGCACTGGGAAAGCATTTAAAACCGATGGAGTTCGAATCATTAATGGAATTCCAATGGCAAAAATTGCTACTGATCAATTTATTCCGTTTGAGTACACTTCTGGCTCAAGATTTTAA